AGAAGCTCACTCAGATCCTCTCCGAGCAGGTTGCTCTAGAGCTTGATAGAGAGATCCTCAACGATCTTCTCACCCAGGCCAAGACCAACTATTACTGGTCCAGATCTCCTGGTAAGTTCGTCAACAAGAAGACTGGTAGTGCTCAGCAACGCGGTTCTTCCCTTGATCCCGGACCTGCCTTTACTGGTACAGTTCGCGAGTGGTATGAGACTCTTATCGAGACCGTTATCGATGTCGCTAATGAGATTCATCGCCTTACCCTTCGTGGATCGGCAAACTTCATGGTCGTAAGTCCAGACGTTGCCACAATCCTCGAGGCTTCTGTTCTCTATCGTCCCAAGTATACCTTGGACGGTGACGGACAGGTAGGTGCTCCGATGAATCTTGGCGCTGAAGCCGTTGGTACACTTAGTAACCGTTTCACGGTCTACAAGGATCCTTACTTCCCACGAAATAAGATCCTCGTTGGCTACAAGGGCGGAAGCTATTTGGAGACTGGATACGTCTATGCTCCATACGTACCACTGATCGTCACACCTACTATCTTCGCTCCAGAGGACTTCACACCCCGCAAGGGCGTGATGACTCGATACGGTAAGAAGATGGTTCGTTCTGACTTCTACGGTTCGGTTACGGTGCAGGATCTTAACATTATCTAATCTGATTAGGTAAATTCCTATACTAAGGGCGGCCCTTCGGGGTCGCCCTTTTTATTTTCGATTACAGCTATTATTATAGAGCGAGCAGCATATTTAGTGATAGGCCTGGTCTATTTAATCAGCCGACAGCCCCGGTAGATCAGAAGCATGGGAACAAAAAAGGAGAAAGATTATGCCAAAAGTAACAGTAACAGGCGCTAAAGGCCTGGTCCAATCGACCGGCAGCGGTGTCGATTTAACAGAGACAACTTTGGTTGCTAGACCAAAGGTCACAACAGTAAGTGCAAATACCACGCTTACGCAAGCAGATAGCGGAGGAGTTTTCCTCGTAGGAACAGATGCTCTGACAATTACGCTTCCAGCTACTGTAGCTGGAGTTGATTATACGATCGTAAACACCATGGCAGATGCTGGGAATCTTCTCACGATCAGCCCGAATGCAAGCGACGGTATCCACGGAACAGCCACTTTAGCAGCTACGGTTGTCCAATTCAGTGGCACTGATGATGCCGATATCTCCCTCACCAAGGCCACCGGATTCACCGGCAATTTTATTAGATTGGTCGGCGATGGCAGCGTAGGTTGGATGGTTGTTGGATCATCTGGAATTTGGGCTAACTAACGTATTGCCTTATTTTTTTGAGGTTATAATATATTAAAGCCGGCGTGATTTCACGCCGGCTTTTTATTTTAACGTAATAATTAATAGTATACTATTTAAGTCATGGATGTGCATGTGTATAAAGAGGAGAAAAGATGGCAAGCAGCGTTAAGTCAGCTAGTCTTCCCACCGTATTCCCTGTTCCATCTAGAAAGAATAAAAAAGAGGAAGAAATAAAAATGAGCGGAAAACAAAAAGAGAGCCTTTACGATGATGATTTTGACTTTGTCGAAGCTTATGACGAGGATCCAGCCGATGCTGATGAGAGGATGCTTCCAGAGAATGAAGCTGTATCAGCTATTTCTTGTGCTTTTATTGGTATAGGTGGAGGCGGCGGAAAATTAGCTAAGGCTTTTTTGGATTTGGGGTTCAATAAGACTTTGCTGGTGAACACCACTGAAAAAGATCAGCCAGCAGGAGTTCCTGAGGAACACTTCTTGTTAATACCCGGCGCAGATGGCGTGGGTAAAGACGTGGCCCTGGGGAAAGATGTCCTTGGTGATAATGGCGCCCTAGTCGAAGATTCACTCAGAACCCGAATTGGGAAAGTAGATTGGTTATTTGTGCTGGCCGGTGGCGGCGGTGGTACTGGAAGCGCATGCGTTAGCTTGCACGCTTCGTTAGATAGGTATTTAAGCTCTGTAAGCGCTATTGGCAATGTAGTTTACATTGCGACAAAACCTTCGGCCCAAGAGCTTCTTAATCCCACCATTGCTTCTAATAGTGAGTTGCTCTTAAAAGATATATCAAGTTATCCTCACATTGTTCTTGATAATGAAAGACAGCTGCAGCTTTTAAGAGGAAAAGTTGGAATGCTTGGAATGTATCCGGCAGCTAATAAAAACTTTGCTAAACTTATCGCTCAAGTTCTTAAATTAGCTGAAGAGACTTCACCAATTCAAACATTTGATTCTAAAGATTTAGAAAAATGTCTTTCTTCTCCAGGGCGGATGATGGTTGGAAGTACAGTTATTAGAGATGTAAGTTCTAGAGATTTAGGCTCTACTCTCTATCAAGGATGCATTAAGTCTTCCCCATGTCCTGCCCCTGCCAAAAGATCAAAAACTGGTGTTATGCTCTTAGTAGTAACACCAGAAATGGCTGCAGATCCTGACGTAAGTAATAAAATTGAAGCTGCATTTTCTTATGTTGGGGGTCGAACTGACACTTTATTCTCTGGAGTTTATTTAAAAGATAGGCTGCCTGGATTAATTGCTATATCCATTCTTGGTGGAATGTAAGATAAACTTGAAAAAATAATTTGTTGATTCTCGTGTAAATTTTACACGCAGAATTTTATGAGGGCAAAAGCCCTATTAATAGCTCCAAGAATCTATCACTATGTATCTTATATTTAGATACAGGATTTCTTGGAGCTTTTGTATGTCCACCGCTTTTTATAAAACGTTGAACCCGACGCCGTTCGGAGTTTTTGATGATGAGGCCGACTTTCAAAGTGATGCGGACTCTGTTGTCAAATTTGTTAAGCGTAAGCTCGGTGACGATATTCTATCTGTAGAATTAACTAAAAAGCAGATTTGGGCATGCTTTGAAGAATCATCCATGGAATATGGTACTCTAGTTAATGAGTACCAGACAAAATCGCAGCTTTCTAATTTAATGGGAATTTCTACTGGATCTAATGTCCAAGGAAAATATGCTCACGAAACTTTGGACTTCATTCTCCGACTTTCAGAACCCTACGCTCAAGAAGGCGGAATTGGTGGATCATACAACACCGTTTCAGGATCTATAGAGTTAGTAAAAAACCAGCAAGATTATGATATATACGACAATCTCAAAGATGGTGCTGGAAATCTAATATTTTCTTCTAGCATGAATAATGATGGTGCCGGCAGATTAAAAATCTTAGAGATATATCACTTCAATCCGCAAGCGGCTTATCGTTTCTTTGATACTACTTCGGCAATCAATTATCTTAATAATGAATTTTCTTTTGAATCTTTTACACCAGAGACAGTTTTTTATGTCTTGCCAGTGTTTGAAGACGTCCTCCGAGGAGGTCAAATGGACCTTTCCAACAGAGTAAGACGGTCAAATTATTCATATAGAACGCAAGGCACAAAAATAAGAATTTTTCCAGCACCCACAGCAGATGATCCTAAAAAACTTTGGTTTAGAGTTGGCTTTGGAAATAATCCATTTGATCCAGGGTATAACGATGGAACTATTAATGGGGTATCTATGCCTTCTAATGTTCCATTCAACTGGATTAAATACGCGACTATTAACAGTATGGGTAAGCAGTGGATCTATGAGTATACTCTTGCGACAAGTAAAGAGTTATTAGGACTAGTTCGTTCTAAATTTTCTACAATCCCCATCCCAGGAGCAGATCTTCAGCTTAACGGCACAGAACTAGTTACGCAAGGAAGAGAGACTCAAGAAAAATTAAAAACTAATATGAAAGAATGGTTAGATAGTTTAACTTATGAAAAGATGGTTGAAGGTGAAGCTGCAAAGGCTGAAAACTTGCAGAGAGTTTTGAAGACAATTCCAATTCCTAACGGAAAATGCATTGTGATAGGGTAAATCATGTCCAGGCTTTTTGTTACACCACGAGAACTAGACTTAATTTCTGATCTTTCAAAAGAGATCATTAAAGATGTTGTTGGCCAAAAAGTATATTACTACAAAGTAAGAAAAGAGCTTTCTAATGTCCACGATGTTTATGAAGAGGCTGAAAACAAAGTGTTTAACCCCCCAGTAGAAATTTGCGCTAGAGTAGAGTGGCAACAAGCTAATTTTATTACTAATAAATTTGGTGTGGAACAAAATTCTACTATCACTGTTTGGCTCCAATATCGAGATGTAATTCACAAGCAGCTAGATGTCGAAGCTGGTGATTATTTATCTTATGGCGATACCTTTTTTGAAGTTCTTTCAGCAAAATTAGACGCTACAATTTATGGCCAGATCGAATATAGCACTGGGTATATCTTAAACTGTAAGCAGGCAAGAAAGGGCCTCATTAATAAGATCCCCCATGGACCTACTGACGAATCTTATTCAGACGCTGATGCTACTGAAAAAGTATTTGTGCAACAGCGAGGATTTAAAGATAACAGACTTGGACCCACTGGAGATGAAAGAGCGCTAATAACCCAGGGTAAACTAGATCTTCCAATTTCTAACGAACCCGCAGAAGTGTCTCCACGCGGAGCAACTGACGGCATAGGATCTTCTTTTTATGCTGATGAAGGGATCAAGGAGGGATAATGTCAACTTATTATCAAACTAGTCCCAATGCACGTCCAGCTGGATCTTCTCGAGCGAATGACATAATAGTTCCATCTTGCACTATAGAAGATGTAGATAGAGCTCTTTTTAAGCTTTTTAACGAAGATATTCCGTTATATTATAAAGAGAATAATAAAAATTCTAAGAGAATTCCCGTGGTATTTGCTACTGGAGAGAGATTTGCAGTATTAAGAAGGAAAAAGCCCCTTAGAGATAAGGCTGGAGCTTTGATTCTTCCACTAGTATCTATTTTACGAAGCGGAGTAAACCAATCAGCCACTCACGGCGCGGGCACTAACCAGACAGCAGATATAGTCATTAAAAAGAAGCTTTCTTCTAAAGATCCTTCCTATCAGAGATTGGTGAACAAGGAAGGTTTAGAAAATGCCGATGATCGTGCATTTTCAGGTCACTATGTTCCCAATATAGATTCCGCAGCTAAAGATGGTAGCGGAACTGTTCCGGGAGAGATCGCTCGTCGGCGACCAGAGAGAGTGGTTGATCCAATTTTTAAAGAAGGAAAGCTTATATCCCAAAAAATAAGCAACAATATTTTTGAAATATTCACGATGCGCGCTCCCAAGTATTTTACTGCAACTTATGATATAACTATCTGGGCGCAATACATGCAGCAAATGAATAGAATTTTAGACGCTATTATGTCTTCTTATCACAGTCAAGGAGGCAGAACCTTTAGGATTGAAACCGATAAAGGATATTATTTTACTGCATTTTTTGGAGATTCTTTGGGCTCTGAGCTAAATTTTGATGATTTCTCAGACGATGAGAGAATAATTAAATACACGTTGAGCGTCGAAGTCACAGGTTATATCATCAATCCCAGTTTTCCAGGAGAAGAGAGCACGATCAGAAAATATATATCTGCTCCACAAATCACATTTGATATGACGCAAGTTTCAGCGATGCCAGAATCTATTGTAGTCGCTGGAATACCCAGCGGAAAACCAGACGATTATATAATGCAAGATTTAAATACTATGGATGATCCAAGGAAAGCAGGAGTAATAGGCGGTGACGCCGTCACTCCAAACCCAGCTTATTATAAAACTACCACGGTCGGTGGTACGACAGCAGGAAGAGAACCGTTAACAGTTGAAAGAGTTTATCAAGATGAAGTTACTGGAGAAATGGTAAAGCAGAAGCTTAATATCAAATCTCGCAATCAAAGAAAAGGTGAAACTGTGTATAGAGAACAAATAACCTTCGATTTGGGCGAAATAGTACTCACACCAAAATAATTTTTTGAGTTTAACATTAATACTTACTATAGACAGCAATAGAGCTTGAGGAGATAGACACATGGCAGAACAAACATTCCGATCTCCAGGATTTTTTGAGCAGGAAATAGACCTTTCCCAAAGGCAGAAGGCTCCTCTCGGAACTCCTGCAGGAGTAATTGGTACTGCGGAGAAAGGTCCAGCATTCGTTCCGGTTTCACTCGGATCCTATGCAGATTTTGAAACTAGATTTGGAACTTTAGACCCCGATCGCTTCGGCCCCTATGCAGTTAGGGAATATCTTAAATTCAAGGAGGCCGTAACTTATACTCGCGTTCTTGGCGCCGGAGCCAACACTACATCTACGGATATGAGCAACACAGTAAGCTATGGGGTTGTAAAAAATGCCGGCTGGAAAGTTGTCGCTTCCGATACTGCGGATACAGCAACAAACACCGGCGCTACAAAAAATGGCGCTGTACAGTTTTTAGCGGCCGTTCATTACATATCATCCTCTGAAGAGGGGGTGGGATTTCCGATTTTCAGCGACAATATGAGCTTCCCAGATCTTTCTACTAGAGATACGACTTACATAGCCGGCACAGAAAACGAAGTGTTCTTGACGCGTGGAGTTATTTTTAACACTACTGGGTCTAGATCATTTATTGCATCTTTTGATCAATCAATATCTACATCGTGGCTATTGGGCGCAGAGACTGGAAAGTGCTTAGCGCAAATTATGACGGCAGACAATACTACTAAAGCTACTGTGAAGCCGCAATATCAGACATTTAAATACGTTGTTTCTTCTTCATCGGGTCAGCGATGGGGCAATGGCGATGGTGTTCCAGGATTAAGAATTTTTACTGCATCCCTTAACCCTGCTAGCTCACATTATATCGGCAAATCTCTCAATACAGATCCTGATGCCTTTCAAACTGAAGAGCACCTATTATATCTAGATTTAGCGGTAGCAGATGAACTAGCTCCTGTAAGCTTCAAAGATAACTCAGTGGCTCTGATGAGCGGCTCTGGAATAACTAACGCCGTAGGCCTAAGTGATAGTTGGATGAACTCCTTTGGACGATTCGATACTCGCTATAGGACTGCTCGGACAACGTCCTTCATATCTCAGCCATTTGGCACGCAAGAATTCGATCTATTCCACGTGGAATCTTTGAGTGATGGAATTTATTCTAATGATAAATTAAAGATCTCTATTAGCGCCATTGTAGCGTCTACAGACAAGGCTGACCAGTATGGATCATTTAATCTCGAAGTAAGAAAGCTTGATGATTTAGACACAGCTAAGCAATATATTGAGACATTCCCCAACTTAAGTCTAGATCCCAACAGCGATCGTTTCATCGGCCGTCAGGTCGGAGACATGAAAGTCAAATATGATTTTGATGCTGAAGATCCCGCAGAGCGCCGACTTGTTATCAGTGGAAAATATCCCAACAAGTCAGCTAATATTAGAGTTGTAATTAACGATAACGTTTATCGAGGCGTAGTTCCCGACGTGGCACTCCCCTTTGGATATCGCGGCATCCCAGTGATGAAAACTTCCGATACCCTTACTGACGTAAGCACTGGAATTCAGTCTTTCGGAAAGCAAGTCACGACTACATCTACAAACAACTTAAGAATGGGAGGAGCATTTTCTTCGGCTGATGCACCTGCTGGTGGCTTAAACCTCATGTTGTCTGGTGCGATTATTCCTCCATTACCCTATAGATTTAAGGTAACTAGAGGTAAGACTAAGCAGACAAGCGTTGGGTTTAAGGGAGCCGTCGGAGAAAATGAAAGAATCGATCCCAGGCTCTATTGGGGAGCAATGACAGCTCAAATTCCAGTTAGTTCTTCTTATAGTACTAGCGGGATTGCCACTCCTTGCTTGGATCCAAACGCTGGAAGCACCTTCAACCCATTAGTCGGCGCTTATACCAGATTTAACGGAATTGAAAAACTTGGAAACTTGGTCACCGGTTCTGGCAAGGACGTATTCAATAACAATAAATTCACCCTTGCAAGAGTCGCTTTAGTTAATACTGAAACGAATTTTTCTACTCTTACAGGGTCAGCCAACGAACACATGATTCAAGCGTGCTACTTCCGAAAGGCAGAAGTGGACGGTAGCGATTATCGAGTATACGATAGCGTTTCTGGCCTCAATAGAATCACTTTTGCTTCACTGATAAATTCTAGCTCAGTCAAGTTTAATCGCTTTACAGATTTTGCCAAATTTACTAATATTTTTTACGGTGGATTTGATGGTGTAAATGCGCTAGATAAAGATATTAGGCTATTGAGGGACCGAGCTGCTTCGACAGATGCTGGCGGAAAGGGCGGTTCAGATTTCACCGGTGGACTTGGATTAAATGGAACTGACGACGCATCCATGTCGGGCGCTGGCTCTCTTAACAACATAATCTTTTCTTATAGAAAAGCAGTAGAGCTGATGACTGATCCCATGATCGTAAATACTAATTTGCTGGCAATTCCTGGGATTAGAGATCCATTTATCACCGATAAAGCCTTAAGACTGAACAGAGAGTATTCAATGGCAATGTTCGTAATGGACATTCAGCACTATGATGAAGACGAGAATAGGCTCTATGATGATTCAGACGCGTTCAGTAATCCTAGAGAAACTGCCGAGCAATTTGACGGCCGCGGCGTGGACAATAATTACGGCGCCACTTATTATCCAGATGTATATCTAAACGATCCTATTAATAATAGGGCAGTAAGAGTTCCATCTTCGGTAGTGGCCTATGGAGCGCTGGGTTATAACGATCTAGTAGCCTATCCTTGGTTTGCACCAGCCGGATTCAATCGTGGATCATTAGGCGCGGTAGTAAACACCGAAGTCAGGCTCTCGACTGCAGATAGAGACAATCTCTACGATGCAAGAATCAATCCAATTGCCAATTTTCCGCAGGGAGGATTTGTAATATTTGGCCAGAAGACGTTGCAGAAAGCGAAATCATCTCTAGATAGAGTTAATGTCCGCAGAATGCTTCTAGAAGTTAAAAGACTGGTGGTTCAAATTGCTGATAAGCTGCTATTTGAGCCCAATACCCCAGCAACCAGACAGAGATTTGTTGGGCAGATTGCTCCAATCTTAGCGCTGGTCCAGTCGCAGCAGGGAATTGAAAAATTCAGTGTAGTTTGTGATGGAACCAATAATACGACAGACGATGTTGAGCAGAATAAGTTGAACGGTAGAATTGTAGTGGTACCAACCAGATCAATTGAATTTATCGCGATAGACTTTATTGTGACAAATAGTGGCGTATTGTTCGTGTAATGAATAAGTATCTAATAGATGGTATTAGGAGAAAATAATGGCAGAACTTACATTTAGAAGCCCTGGAGTTGGTACGAGAGAGATCGATCTCAGCGGACCAACTGCTATTAAGCCTCAGGGTACTCCAGCCGGAGTTATCGGAACCGCACAGCAGGGTCCCGCATTCGTCCCACAGACATTCGCGACCTGGCAAGATTTTGTGGCTATATTCGGTAGCACTGATGGAGCAAAGCTTGGACCACTGGCCATGTACGAGTGGATGAAAAACTCTCGAGCAGGAACTTATTTGAGAGTTCTTGGGGTGGGGACAGGTGCAAAAAGAAGCACTGCAGCTACTTCAGACTCCGATTCTAACTCTATTCAAGCGGGTGGCGTAAAGAACGCCGGATTCACCGTTGGCCAACGGCTCGTCCGCGGGAACGGGTATTTAGGAAATAATGACTTCGCATATTCTACCGCCGAAACTCTTGGTAGAACTTACATGCTCGGCGCTTTCATGTCCTCATCGGCAGGAAGCAGCGTCTTTGAAGATGCGGGACTCCAAGAAGTCGAAGGGGCTGCTAATGCCACCGCGACACTGACAGTTGCTGATGCTCAAGCACTGCCAACCGGTGATGGCGCAATTATTTCTGATGGCGCAACCGCCTCTGGCGGAGGCATATACATGAGCAACAGTTTCACCGCTAGCGGCATGGGGACGGCCTGGTTCACCATTACGTTTCCTGCGTCTACAGGGTTGGTTGGCAACGATGGGGTGAGCCTGAGTGGGCTGACATATACTTTTACAGGCGTTAACAACAATGACATCTACGGCGCCTCCGTAGGTACCCACGAGGTGAAGATTTCGTCCAACGACGGCTCTGGAGGTAATCTCACAGGCTTTGCCAATTTTGCTGCCCGGATCGCCGCCGTCATCAACGGAGACAAAAGCACAGCGAGCATGACGACCGCGGGAGAATGGGGCGGAAGCTGGGCCACCAGTGGAAATGCCATGCTGGCGTTTGGATCGTCTTGGAACTTATGCAACACTTCTGGTGTCGATGGGACTGGCGGAGATCCATTCAGCGTATTTGTTGCGACAGTTGCCAATACCGTTGGAGTCAAGATTCAGTTTCGCGGTTCACAGACGGCAGACACTGGAACTGGTGCTGCAAACTTCGGACCTTGGGGTGGAGCAGGGGCGCTCGGAGCATCGGTCGCCGCTCTAACGCAGACTGGCGCTGGCGGCGGCCTGATAACCCAAGATGCGGCTGGCACAGACCAAGACGTTACTATTGGTACCTCTACTGGTACTGGCGGAGGAACCCCCGCTAACGCGGCAACTGTCGTTGTTACAAATAGTGCTGGCACAGCAACAACACTTACTGCAAATGCAACAGCTAGTGGATTCGTAGTCGGGAGCACATACAGTTCCGTAGCTGCAACAATGAACGAAGCTGTGGCTGCTACGATAGATACTGCGATTGAGGCCATCGGCGCTGCTCAATCAAGCATCAACGTACCAGGCACGTCCCTTGTCACCGTTACGGCTGATGGATCTGGAGAGACTGGAGAGATCGGCAACAGTGCTAAGCTGGGATCCACATCAACGACAACTGGAGTATTTACAGTTCAAGGTGTATCCGGCGCAACACTTGAAGAAAATCTCACTGGTGGAGCTCCTGGAGCTATAAATTCTGTACCAATTCTTCGAGGAGTAGTAATGTGTCCATCTGGAGTCATTGCTTCCCTTAGTGGTTCTGGTTATGATAATAATGCTCCAGTGACAAGCTTTAGGGGCGGCTACGGAATCGACCAGGGCGGCGGATTTATCGGTGATGCGGATGTAACATCCACGCAAGCTTATAACTTTACTATTTTACTTAATGGTCATAAAGACACTGAAGCTTACCCCAGCGTAGTAACTGCTTCACTTTCTCCATGGAGCCCTTCTTACTTGCCAAACGTCCTCAATACGGACCCGATGAAGATTCAAGAAGCCGGCCATTATCTCTACAACTACTACACAGTTAATCCCAATATTGCGGTGGTCACTGGCTCGGGAGTCCTGGCCGGCGGCGAGATGTGGGTACCTACTGGATCTAATTTAGAACCAATTGTATTCCTGCTCACTAGCTCTCTCGGTAGAAATGATGGATCTGCCACAATTCCGAACTATGAAGGATGGCAAGACAGATTCCGGACGGCATTTGCTCCGTGGACCTGTTCCCAGATATTCGGATCTACTAATAAAGATTTATTTAGGCTTCATTCTTTAAACGATGGAATAAACGGAAGCAATCAATTCCGCGTTCAAGTTGAAAATATTAAGAACGGCAAGCTTGATAATTCTTATGGACAGTTTGATGTCATAGTCAAGCGCATCATTCCACCTCTTGGAATTCCCACGAGTGAAGATGCTGCAATTGAGACGTTCAATGGTGTCAATCTAGATCCAAGCTCGGACAATTATATCGGCCGAAGAATTGGTGATTATAACATCTATTACGATTTTGATAAGATGGCCGGCAACCAGAGAGTCGTGGTTGAAGGAACTCACCCCAACGTTTCTAAGCACATCAGGGTGGAAATGCATATCGAGGCCCCTATCACCTAGTAACTTCTGGTTCTAGTATTTATTCAGCTGAACTTGCTCCTGCCACACAGTACGGGGGAGATACTCGGTATCTGGCTGGAGAAGGTGCAGAGCTGCAGAGAATGAATGAGCCTCCAAATCCATTGCGCCAGAATATTGCCCTTGGATCTGATCCCTCTCGGGAAGTTAATTCACGACTTCCATGGGGATTCCAGTTCGAGACTCTAGATTCTGCAACGGAGCCTAATCGAAATACAAACGTAGAAACTGCCATCAAGGGTTGGACTAAATACTATCCACACTTTGCGACTAGCGATCAAGCAGCGTGGGTTGGTAATAACGTCGGCGCCTTAGATTCAGGTGGAACCGTTTATGATTCGGATAGATTCAACAATAATTTCTTCTCTATGGAGAGAATTCAGATTCATACCAAGTCTACTGGCGACGTAGTGGATCCAAAAGAGTT